CAGCTGTTGGCGACTTCGACTGGGACGAGCTCTACGCCTTCCTCATCAGCGCCACCGGCTGGACCTGGCAACACATCGACGCCCACGTAACCCTGCCCCATGCCCATGCGCTCACCCGACACTGGCAGACCCTACCGCCGCCAGCGCTGCAGCTCAAGCGCATCGCCCTGGCGCTCGGCATCCCCGAGCCGCGCGTGCAGACGTCTACGCACACGCCCGGCGATGCCCTGCGTGAAGCCGCCCATGCCGGCCTGCCGGTGCAGGAAGGGCGCCCCGATGACCCGCTGCTCGACTTCCTCGACCTCTGACCATGTCCAGCGATAACCGCCCGGAAATTGTCCTCGACGGCGATGTCGGGCCGTTTCGCCGCAAATTGCGCGAGGCATCCGCCGACCTCAAGAGATTCGGCAAAGACGGCGAACAGGCCGTCGGCGGCATGGCCGGGCCGTTGGCCACGCTGCAAAGCAAGTTCGTCGCCATCGGCGCGATTCTCGCCGGCGGGGCGGTGTTCAAGGAAGCGGTAGCGCAGGCGCACCAGTGGAATGAGGCCAGCGTCGACATGGCGGCCGCGATGGGCATATCCGCCACCGCGGCGGGTGACCTCAAGGCCGCGCTGGCCGAAGAGGGCGTCGAGGCGTCGGCATTCATGGCCACCGCGCAAAAGCTGGCGACAAACCTCAGAAACGACGAAGCCGCGCTCCACGCAGTCGGTCTGGCGACCCGCGACCTCGCCGGCAACCTGCGGCCGCTCAACGAATTGACCGTCGACGCGATCGAGCTGGTCGGCAAATACAAGGCCGGCACCGACCGCGCCATCGCCGCCTCGACCCTGTTCGGCAAAGGCTTCGAGATCGCCGGCGACATGGCGAAGATCAACAGCGCGCTGATCACCGAAAACATCGCCCGCCAGCGCGAGCTTTCTGCCGTCGTCACCAACGAGAGCGTGGCAGCTTTCGAACAATACGACCAGGCCGGCAAGCGTGTTGACGCCGTCATGCGTGCGCTGCGGCAAGTCATCGGCACCGCCTTGATGCCGGTGTTGGCCCAATTGGGCAACTGGTTCGCCGCCATCGGCCCGGCGGCGGTGACGGTGATTCGCGGCGCGCTGGGCGGCCTGCTGTCGCTATTCTGGGGGCTGCGCACCGCCGCGGTGATCACCTTCGAAACCATCAAGGCGGCGGTCTTCACCGTCGCCGAACCGATCCGCGCCGTCGGCGCCGCCTTCATCAAGCTGATGCAGGGCGACTTCAAGGGCGCCGCCAGCGAGATCATGAACATCCCGGCCCAGCTGGGCGCGGCCTGGTCTGGCGGCTGGGACAACGTCGTGTCCGAAGCCACCAAGGCGCGCGACGAAATCTTCAACCTGTTCGCCCAGGGCACCGAAACCACCGCCCCGGGCCGCACCGGCAAAAGCGGCTCCGGCCTCGTGCGCAGCGCCGAAAAGAAAGAAGCCGCCGACCCGAGCTTCATGTCCCACTACGAAGCCGAACTCTCGCAGCGCAAGGCCGTCTTCGAACAGGAAAACACCCTGCGCCAGTTCAGCAAGGAACAGGAACTGGCCTACTGGCGCGACATCCAGCAGAACCTTGAGCTGACCAGCAAAGACCGGCTGACGATCGCCAAGCGCACCGCCACCCTCGAACTCGAAATTCGCCGTCAGTCCGCAAAAGAGCAGCGCGACCTTGACAGCCTGATGGTCGACAGCCGCCGCGCCGCCGGCCTGGCACAGATCCAATACGAAGAGCAGCAAGCCAACTTCGCCCGCGAAAACGGCGACCTCACCAAGCGCCAACTGCTCGAACTCGAAGAGCAGTATGCCCGCCGCCGCTTCGAGATTGAATACCAGTCCCTGCTCGAACGCATGGAGCTGGCCAAGAACGACCCGAACGCCTCGTCGGCCGAACTGGCGCGTATCAAGGAACAGATGCTCGAAATCGAGCGCAACTACCAGATGCGGCGCGGCGAGTTGATGCAGAACCAGAAGCAGGCGGGCGGCATGGGCGGCTTCTTCGACGATATCGGTGGCTCGTTCAGCCAGATGGCGAACACGATGCTGACTTCGGCCACCACGCTGCGGCAGTCGCTCGGCGGCATCTTCCAGGGCATCTATCAGAGCTTTGTTTCAAACATGATCACCAAGCCGCTCGGCGAGTGGCTGGCCAGCCAGGCGCGCATGCTGGCTGTCAAGATGGGGTTCGTCGCGCAAGAAAAGGCCATCGAAGCGGGCGCCTCGGCCTCCACCGTAGCGATCAAGGGCGCCGAGACCACCGCCGTGGTCGGCATGAATGCCGCCGAAGCCGGCACCGGCGCCGCCGCATCGCAAGCCTCGATCCCGATTGTCGGGCCGATGCTTGCCCTGGCCGCCATGGCCACCGTCTTCGCCGCCGTGATGGCCATGGGCGGCAAGCGCAAAAGCGCCGCGGGCGGCTACGACATCCCCAAAGGCCTCAATCCCATGACCCAGCTGCACGAGGAAGAAATGGTGCTGCCGCAAAAATACGCCAACGTGCTGCGCGGCTTGGCCGGCGGGGGTGAAGGCGCCGTCTCGCCAGCGCCGACTTCTGTGCAGCACATCACTATCTCTGCGGTGGACGCGCGTTCCTTCCGTGATTACCTCAAGAGCAACAGCCACGCGCTAGCCCCCGGCCTGCGCCAAATGGCGCGCAATTTCACGCCGGTCAAGGGGCGCTAGATGTCCGACGCAATCTTCCCCTCACTGCCCGGCGTAGCCTGGCCCCAGCCCAAGGCCCCGATCTGGAAAACCAAGGTGCAGCAGGCGGTCTCGGGCCGCGAGCTGCGTGCCGCGTTTCGCCAATATCCCATCTACAAATTCACGCTGACGCATGACTTCCTGCGCGGCGGGGCCGAACAGGAATTCCAGACGCTGATCGGCTTCTTCAACGCCCGCAAGGGGTCTTGGGATAGCTTTCTGTATGCCGACCCCGCCGACAACGCGGTCGCAGCGCAAAGCTTCGGCACCGGCAACGGCGCGACCACGCAATTCCAGCTGGTGCGCACCTTCGGCGGCGACATCGAACCGGTGATGAACCTCAACGGCAACCCGGCGATCTACAAGGCCGGGGTGCTGCAGACGCTGGGCACGCATTACACCGTCAGCAACGGGCTGATCACCTTCGCCACCGCCCCGGCCAATGGCAACGCGCTCACCTGGACGGGCAGCTACTACTACCGCTGCCGCTTCGAGCGCGATAGCGAAGACTTCGAAGGCTTCCTGCAGGACTTGTGGAGCCAGAAGAAGCTCTCGTTCTTCGGCAGCCTGGGGCGCAAGCTGTGAAGACCGCGCCCCAAGCCCTCATCGATCTGCTCAACAGCGGCCAGCAGTTCATGATGGCCGATCTTTACACCTTCACGCTGGTGAGCGGCGTGTTCCTGCGCTACACCAGCTGGGACGCCGACCAGGTCTATTACGGCCAGACGTTTTCAGCGAGCGGACCGCTGATCGAGCGCAGCCGCGTGCGCACCGTGATTGGCGTCGAGGTCGATACGCTCGACCTGACCATTCAGCCCGGCCCGGCGCACATGGCCGGCAGCCAGGCCTGGCTGGCCGCTGCTGCCTCGGGCGCGCTTGATGGGGCCCTGGTGCGGCTCGATCGCGTCTTCATGGATGCCGCCGGCGCGATTGTCGGCGGCTACATCAATTTTTCGGGCCGCTGGTCGGATTTCTCAATGTCGCGCACCGAGATCAAGGCCGCCGTGCGCTCCGACCTCGAACTGCTCAACGTCAAGATCCCGCGCAACCTCTACCAGGGCGGCTGCCTGCACACGCTCTACGATGCCGACTGCGGCATCAATCGCGCCACCAAGGCCGTCGGCGCCACCGTATCGAGCGCCACGCGCACCACGCTGGCCTGCGCTCTGGCACAGGCGACAGGTTACTTCGACCTCGGCTATATCCACTTCACCAGCGGCGCGCTGGCGGGCACCAAGCGTTCGGTCAAGTCCTACACCCCGGGCAACTTCACCCTGCTCAATCCGCTGCCCCTGGTGCCGACCGCCGGCGACGCCTTCACCGCCTATCCCGGCTGCGACAAAACGCAGGCCACCTGCACCGACAAGTTCGCCAACCTGATCGCCTTTCGGGGCTTCCCGTTTGTGCCCATGCCGGAAACAGCCCGATGACCCCAGAACAGCGCGCCGCCGTCGTTGCTGAGGCGATCACTTGGCAGGGCACACCTTTCCATCACCTGGCACGCGTTAAGGGCGCTGGCGTCGATTGTGCGCAATTGCTGATCGGCGTCTATCACGCTTGCGGGTTGATCCCCGATATCGACACCGGCTATTACCCGCCCGACTGGCACTTCCACCGCAATGAAGAGCGCTATCTCGAAATGCTGCAACAGTTTTGCGACCCGACCGACGATCCGCAGCCGGGCGACATCGCCATGTTTCGTTTTGCAAATTGCGCCAGCCACGGCGCGATTGTGGTCGACTGGCCGGTGGTGATTCATGCCTACATCCGCCGCAAGGTGGGCACTGCCGATGCCGCCAACGATGTCGAGCTGATCGGCCGTGTCGACAGCTTCTGGACACTCAAGGAACCCACACCATGAGCGGCCTGTTCGGTGGTGGCGGCGCGACGATCAGCACGGTTGATCCGGTTGCCGCTGGCCTGCGCATTCAAACATCGGCCTATGGCCTGTCGCTGCCGCTGGTGTATGGCCGCACGCGCATTCCCGGCAACCTGATGTGGTACGGCGACTTCACGCCGATCGCGCACACCGAAACCACCAGCAGCGGCGGCGGCGGCAAGGGCGGCGGCGGCGATGTCAGCAGTTCGCATACCACCTACACCTACACGGCCGCCTTCGTGCTGGGCTTGGGCGAGGGAACGTTCTCGGCCATCCATTCCTTCTGGCGCGACAAAGATTATGTTGCCGACGCGTCCAGCGTTTTCACCATCAAGCTCGGCACCTATCCGCAATCGGTGTGGAGCCACCTGAGCAGCAACCACCCGGCCGAAGCGGTGCCTTACCAGGGCGTGGCCTATGTGTGCGCCAGCGCCTACGATCTGGGCAGCAGCGACTACCTGCAGAATCACAGCTTCGAAGTGACGGGCCGCCTGCCGTACCAGGTCGGCGTCATCGACGACGCGAACCCGCGCGACATCCTCGCCGATCTGCTGACCAACGCGCATTGCGGCGTCGGCTTCCCGGCCGGAAAGCTGGGCGACTGGGCGCAATTCTCGGCCTACTGCGTGGCGAATGGCTTGTTCCTGTCGCCGGCCTATGCCGAACAGCAACCGGCCAACGAGGTGGTCACCAAGCTGACCGGTCTGGTCAATACCGCGCCCTATTTCAGCGAAGGCTTGCTGAAATGCACGCCGCTTGGCGATGTGCAGATCACCGGCAACGCGGTCACCTACACGCCGAACGTCACGCCGCTGTACGACCTCACCGATGACGACTATCTCGACACCGACGAGCCGGTGCGCGTGATCCGCAACGCCAGCGCCGACGCCTTCAACCAGACGCAGGTCGAATACGTCAATCGGCAAAACCAGTACAACGTCGAAATCGCCGAAGCGAAAGACCAGACCGCCATCGACACCTACGGCCTGTTGACCGCCGAGCCGGTGGCCGCGCACGAGATCGCGCGCACGGAAGTAGCCCGCGCCGTCGCGCAGATCAAGTTGCAGCGGGCGTTGTTCATCCGCAACGAATATGAATTCCGCCTCGGCTGGAAATTCGCGCTGGTCGAGCCGACCGATATCCTGACGCTGACCGATGCCAGCCTCGGCATGGACAAGGTGCCGGTGCGCGTGCTGACCGTCGAGGAAAGCGAGGACGGCGGCTTTCTGATGACCGCCGAAGATTTCCCCGCCGGCACCACGTCGGCGGCGACTTACGCATCGCAGGACGGTGGCGGCTACACGCTCAACACCTACATCACCCCCGGCCCGGTGAATACCCCGGCCATCTTCGAGCCGCCGAACGGCCTGACCGCGCCGGATCTCGAAGTCTGGGTGGCAGTGAGCGGCACGGTGCCCGAGTGGGGCGGCTGCGATGTCTGGGTCAGCGAAGACAACGCCACCTTCCGCAACATCGGCCGCGTCGTCAATCCGGCGCGGCACGGCACGCTATCGGCGGCACTGGCCACGGGCAGCGATCCCGACATCACCAACACGCTGGCGGTGAATCTGTCGCTGTGTCGCGGCGCGCTGGTGACCGTCTCGCAGGCCGATGCCGACGATGGCAACAGCCTGCTGTGGGTCGATGGCGAATTGGTTTCGTACCAGAACGCAACGCTGACCACGCAATATCGCTACAACCTCACTTACCTGCGCCGCGGCAGAAATGGCACGGCCATCGGCGCGCATGCCAGCGGCACGCAGTTCGCGCGCCTCGATGAAGCCATCTTCAAATACGTGGTGCCGCGCGACCTGATCGGCCGCCCGATCTGGCTCAAGTTCACCAGCTTCAACATCTTCGGCAACGCCACGCAGCAGCTCGCCGACGTGGTGGCCTATAGCTACACCATCCTCGGCAACCGCCCGGCCGGCCTGGCGTCGCTGTCGGGCACCGGCGGCATGTTCCTCAACCAGATCGGCTGGAGCTTTGCGCAGAATCAATACGACCGCGACTTCATCGAAATCTGGGGCGGCACCACCAACAACCGCGCCGTCGCCACGCTGCTCACCTCGCAGAAAGACCCGACCACGAGCTGGAAGCACCCCGGCCTGCCGGCGGCGCAGCAGTGGTTTTACTGGGGGCGCGTGGTCGATACCTCGGGCAACCAGTCCGACTACTTCCCCGCCAGCCCGACCAACGGCGTGCCGGCGACGACATCGTCGGATGCGGCGGAAATGCTCGACCTGCTGCAAGGGCAACTGACCTTGGCCGAACTGGCGCCCGAGCTGGCGAACCCGATCGGCAACCTGGCGACCAGCTATGTCATGGTCGCCGACGCCAACGGCAAAATCACCGGCATGCGCCTCGGCGCGGACGCGAGCGGCTCGACCAACATCGTCATGCTGGCCGACAAACTCACCTTCGTCCAGCCGGACGGCAGCGGCACGCCGCAGCCGGTGCTGACGGTGGGCACCATCAACGGCCAGCCCGCGCTCGGCTTCGCCGGCCATCTGCTCGCGGCGGATGGGTCGTTTTCCGGGCAGTTGCTGGCGGCGACGGGCACCTTCACCGGCGCGCTGAATGCGGCGAGCGGCACCTTCGCGGGCGCGCTGAGTGGCGCGACGGGGACGTTTTCCGGTGTGCTGTCGGCGGGAGTGCTGACCCCATCTGCGTTCGATTCGTACCAGTATGAATATGCCGTTGCGGGTGGCTACAACCTGACCATTCCGGCGCTCAAGACTGGCTGGTCGGCGATGAAGATGCGGGTCACGCTGCAGGGGGCGGG